CCTTCGATCAGGTAATCGATGGGGTTGAGATGGGTCAGGTCTAGCGTCAGCTCTGGCCATGATGGGTCTGGTGCATCGGTGGTGGCTGGCGCCTGAGCTTGGCCAATCACGGCTGCAAAGTCTTCAACGGCTGACTTTCTTTCGGTCTGCTTGGTTGGAGCTTCCCACCCGCAATCTTTGGCGTGTTTGTAAAGAGTGCCAAGCCCGACACCCTTGCCCTGGTGGAAGCTCTTCCAGTGAGTCTCAATGTCTTTTGTCCCTGCAAACTTGTTGCCGGCCATGGACCATGTCATCCATGGGCCGAGACCAGCCTCCCCGAACTCTGTATGCAGCGCTTGGCCCAGCTCGATCCACTGGTCATAGCCACAGTCTGGGGAAATATGGTGCAAAGCCTTGACTGCGCGATCAAGGTCGCTGTCATCCAGCCTTGAGCCTAATTGGGTGAAGTCAAATGATTGGCTTGGTGGTGCAGGCTTTGGCTCTTGCAGCTGGTGCTGCTCAATGATGCCCCAGTCTTGGAGCAAGGCATAAAGATCGATTGCCTCTTGGAATTCACCGACCACCGCATTGCCACTGAGTAGGACTGACTTGCCTGCACTGTTTGGGAGGCCGAATACTTCAAGTTCCTGACCACCGCCCAGCTTGTACTTCGGCAACACCAGGTCAGCTTCTTTGGGTTGTGAGACCCATAAGAAGACATGACGGCCACGGCCTGAGACAGAAACCTCGGTCAGCATCTGCTTTTGCTTGACGTACTTGGCCATGCGCTGGATGGCCACATTGGTGGGGCCACTAGCGTGTTTCATGTCTACATCGAGGCAAACCAAATAATTCCCTGATGCGCTGATGATTGGGCGCTGCTGGACTAGGCCAAGGTACTGGCCATGTGGGGCTTGTTCCATGGCCCAAATGTCTTCAGCGTTATAGAGATCGGCTGGGTCTGTATCACGGGCCACACCTTGGCCAGACCTCTTGTAGGGGATTTTCTTTGAGCCTTGCAGGGCAAAGGTGCAGAACACCGCATCGGGGGCCACAGCGCCTATTTTGCAGGCCAGTGTTTGGGACTGGCTGAATGTGTCTGGCAGGGGTGTTTCAGTTATGATTGCCACTGAAATTCCTTTAGTTAGGGGTTTCATTTTTGTTAGTTGCCATTTGTTGAGACTTTTGACCTGGTAGTGTTAAAGCGCTACCAGGTCTTTTCTTTTGGCAGGGATGTGAATTCTATTCCTTCGCCTTTTCTTTGACTAGAGAAGATGCAGCCTGTTTCTCACCGACTAGGTCTTCGGACACTTCGACACCAAGTTTTAAGACAGCACTGGGGCTTTTCAGTTCCCATGCTGTGGGCGTGTCTTTGAATGCTTCCATGACCAGTTTTTCATCCTTCCAGAATTTTGTCTTGCGGCCTGCGCGCATGGCCCAGCCTGTAATGGTTTGACCACTGGTCAATTGCTTCTTGGCAGCCGTTTGCACATCCTCGGCCCATGCGGCCACCAGAGCTGCGTTGTCCAGCATTTCAGGGGTAATGCTTGTGTCGGGCATGAAATCAAGCCTAGCGGTCTCTTGGACCTTCTCACGCATACTGGGGCAGATGGTCTTGGCACGGCAGTACCGGCAGGCGTCAACGCTTGGGCTTGTAGGTGCATCGCTTGTGAGCGCCAGCTCGGCAGCCTCTAGCAAGCGCCTGCCGTGTAGCTCTAATCGGTTGCCAGACACTGTCCATTTGCTGTGGCCAACACGGGGCTGGAATATGTGCATGGTGCAAGTGATGCTGCTTGGCGCTTTGAGCTGGCGCATGGCGCCAAGTGCATAGGTTAAGAGCTGCTTGTTGTCTTGGGCATCGACTGGGACTCTTCCGGTCTTGAGGTCCACGATGTGGAGGTGGTCCCCATCGACCAGGACTGCATCGGCAGTCCCGCCAAGCGCTGGGTGCAGGGACTGGAGACCCTCATCGAGATTGACCTCGATGAGCTTCTTGCGCGGATTCTCGACCAGAGTGTTGACAAAGTTGGCATAGCCTTGGGCCATGGACAGGTGGTCAGGGTCAGTGCCAGTTGGGATTGCGCCACCGCGCAGAATGATCTCAGACAGTTCATGGATTGCTGTGCCAATGGCAGCCGCCTCGCCTGCGGGTTCGTAAGGCATGAGGGATTCGAGGCGATAACTGCCTGGGCATTGCATGAACCGATCTGTGCGGGATGCTGAGAGTCGGGCGTGTTTTCGGGTTTCGTGTTGCATGGTTTCTCCTGGTTAAATAATTTGTGAAATGATTTTCTGCTTGGCGATGACTTTGCCAAGAATAGTGTGGTCCAGTGATGCGCGCACTGTCAGCAAGTAGATCAATGGCTTGATGCCGTTTTTGTTAATGTTTTCGACTCGGCTGCTGGCCTGCTCCAAGGCACTGGTCTGCCAAGTTGGCTCGACAAAGACAATCGTGTCAGCAGTGGACAGATCGATGCCCTCGCCACATGAGCTGATGTTGCCAATAAAGCACTTGGTCCGGCCAGACTGGAATGCGTCAATGTTCTTTTGGCGCTGAGCCTTGGGCGTGTCACCCACCACCATGACCGGCTTGTGTTCTTTTAATCCCTCAGTCAGCATGGCCACCACTTCCTTGTGGTGCGCGAAAACCACCACCGGCTCTTCAGACTTGAGCAAGTCATCGATGAATTCAATGGCCAGTGGGGCTTTGCGAATGCCAGCTTCCCGCATGATCTCTGACAGACCCTCAAAGGCCAGCAAGGCGTTGGGGTTTGCCATCAAGGCATCGGCATCAAAACTTTGCTCCCGCTTGTCCACCGCCAAGTCAAAGGTGATTAGGCTCACTTGTGGCTCTTTGTAGTCCATGAAGATGTCTTCTTTTTTGCGTCTGAGCATATGGGGCTTGACCAGGGCTTTAAGCTCTGGGATGTTTGACGCGCCAGAAACATCAAGGCCGCCCCATGGTGGACTCCATGCTTTTGCGTATCTGTAGACAAAGTCAAACCAGCCGCCCCTGTAGATGCCAAGGCCGTGCAGGATGGGCCACAGCTCTGCTGGGCGGTTTGGCACGATAGTGCCGCTAAGTGCAAAGACGTAGTCAATTTTTTTCATGGCCAACATGGCAGCCTTGGTGCGTTTTGCTTTTGGGTTGGCCAGACGATGCGCCTCATCCAAGACTAGAGTGTTATATCTGTCCACTTGCGTCACACCATATTGCAAGACATCGTAGTTGATGATGGTGATATCTGCACTGTTTACCTCTGAAGCGCCTCGTTTGCCATTGACCACATGGACCGAGACGTTGGGGGCCAGTTTGGCAAAGGCAGACTCCCAGACTGTTTTGGCAATTGCTGGGCAAACTATGAGGGCGGGGAGGTTCTCTAAGGCAGCAGCTGCTGTGGGTAGCGTCTTGCCAACACGGGGCTGGTCGGCCAAGATGGCCCTGCGCCTGGACAGCAAGAAGAGCTTGGCCTCTTGCTGATGGGGGAATAACTGCATGATCGTTTCCTCGTTTTAACTTGCAGGCATCTTAACTGACATTTGTGCTAAAGTGCAATTCTGCTTAATCGCAGAAACGTAAAACCCTAAACCCTTAAAAGGAAAAAACCATGACTAGAGTCGTAACCGGTAAAGTTCGTTTCTCATATTTCTCAGCATTGACTGCTCGTAAGAATGAGATGAACGGCAAAGAAGAGTTCTCAACGCAAGTGCTTGTCCCAAAGACAGACACCGAGACAGTGGCCCAGTTAAAGGCCGCAGCCAAAGAGGCATTGACTGCTAAGTTCGGAGACAAAATCCCAAAGACTGTCAAAAATCCCTTGCGTGACGGGGATACAGAAGTGAAATCTGATGGCGGCCCACTGGGTCCAGAGTATGCGGGTCACTTCTTTTTCAACACCAAGTCAACCAGCAAGCCTGGTGCAGTGGATGCCCATGGCCATGACATCTTGGGGTCTCAAGACATTGTCTCTGGCGACTATGGCCGAGTGAGCTTGAATGCCTATGCCTATGACCAGGCAGGCAACAAGGGCGTGTCGTATGGTTTAAACAACATCATGCTTTTGTCTAAGGGTGACTCGCTGGGTGGTGCAAAGCCATCAGCGGCATCTGACTTTGGCGTGGTGGCCGGCAAGGCCGCACCAGCTGCTGCCGAGTCAATCGACAATGACTGGTAATTTGTCGATCAGTTTGTTGAGTGCCAAGTGCAATTGATTGACTGATGTCCACAAAGGCTCCACAGTTCCAGACAGCCACCGGCTGACTTGGGACTGCTGGATGCCAGCCGCCTCGCACACCGCAGCCATGGTTATCTTGTGAGCCTTGGCCCTTGCCCTGATAGTGTGAATTGATTCCATGGGCGCATTCTAATTGCGGAATATGTATAAAAACAACATGGACAGAATTACTTCTTGCAAGATAATTTAATTGTGTCTTACACTGTTACTCTTATTCACCTTAAACGAAAGAAACCATGAAACCGCAAACCGAAACCCTTCTTGATTATTTGACCGCCATTGCCATTGGCGTTGGCATGGCTGCACTCTTGGTGGCATGGTGGTCAACATGAAAACAGTCTGGATTCCCATCAAGCCAGAATCAAAACCTAAACTCACACGATGCCAAATTCTTGGCGTGTGTCAGTCCAAACATAGCCCAGCTTGCAACAAACAATGTAGGAAATCAGCGTGAACTACGGCCCCACACCCCCATGCCCCAATGGCCTGTACCAGTTTGAATGTGCAGTTGAAGACGTTGACCTTATATGCTTTCTGGAATACAGCCCAGAAGAGAAAGGCTACAGAGACTCTTATGGTGCGCCCTATGAACCCGACATTGAAGAGTGCATGACCCTCAACAATGCATACATTGCCGGCACTGATGTGGACATTGCCCACATGATCTTGCAGTCCATGGTGGACCACATTGAAGTGTCTGCGCTGGAGAAGTTTAAGGATGGTGATGAATGAGCTGGCTCTTTTCGCAGGCGCTGGTGGAGGAATACTCGGAGGGCATCTCCTTGGATGGCGCACAGTCTGCGCAGTCGAGTGGGAGCCATACCCAGCAAGCGTATTGTGCGCCAGACAAAATGACGGCCTTCTCCCGCCTTTCCCGATTTGGGATGATGTACAAACCTTTAGAGGAGAGCCGTGGAGAGGAATTGTTGACGTTGTATCTGGCGGCTTTCCGTGTACCGACATTTCCATTGCAGGAAACGGAGCAGGAATCGAAGGAGAGCAATCAGGAATGTGGCGAGAAATGGCACGGATTATTGGCGAGGTTCGACCAAGATACGCATTTGTGGAGAACAGTCCAATGCTCGTTACTAGAGGACTTGAACGAGTCCTTGCAGACCTTACCTCAATGGGGTATGACAGTCGGTGGGGAGTTATATCTGCTGCCGACATTGGTGCAAAACACAAACGAGAACGAGTCTGGATTGTCGCTAGTTCCAACTCCAACAAGCAGTACAGGAGGAGCAAACCACAACAGCCCCTCAACCCTAGCGGGGAAAAGATACACAATGAATCTAGCGGGATTTGCTCAGAAGTACCCAAGTCGGAATATGTGGGGAACACCGAAAGCCCAAGACTCACGCCATGCGCTGAGAGACAGGGGCAAAGGCAATCTTGGGGAGCAAGTATCGGGTCTTCACAATGGTGGGAAACTGAACCCAACGTGGACAGAGTGGTTGATGGGTTGGCCGCTAGGGTGGACAGACTTAAAGCCATTGGTAATGGACAAGTCCCACTCTGCGCTGCAACCGCATGGAGAATCTTGAATGACAAATGACCTCCCACCGGCCATTGATGCCTGCCTCGACCTGGTCAATGACTTGGTCCACCCAGAAGTCTTTGGCCATGCCATACCGAATGAGGTTAAAACCCGTGCATTCGTGGTCAGGGCCATGCTGGAGCGCTTGAAAGCCCGAATGGAGACCAGCACATGGCCAGAGGCTTAA